GAAATAATGAACTTGTACTTGGGAAATAGCAATGAAACCATTAAAGAACTTGCTGATAATAGCGTAAATTCCATCGTGATATATCCCCCTAGAACTTCCGTTATTATTCGTTCAATGCGATCCTAGATTTTACCCAAATGGTTCAATTTCTCTTGCACAAAAGAAAACTTTAATTGCATACAACAAAAAGGTTTCTCTACTTAAGTCTTTAAACATTAAACTTATTGAGCTTTGGGAATATGATATAAATCTAAACTTATCAGAAACTATCAGTAGTTTAATGGAGAATATAAAAAATGGATAAAATTTGGAAGGATTCGTTTGAAACAGATAGGTTTGAAATTGTTTGTGGAGATAGCTTACAAAAACTCAAAAATATTCCTTCTAGTTCTGTCTCGTCAATATGTTGCGATCCCCCGTACGGGCTAGGTAAACAACCAGACCCGATTGAAGTCATGAAAGATTGGGTGGAAAAGGGTTATCATGAAATCACTGGAAAGGGTTTCATGGGTAAAGAATGGGATGCTTTTGTTCCTCAGCCAAACCTTTGGAAGGAATGTCTACGCGTGTTGAAACCGGGCGGGCATCTGCTTTCTTTTGCAGGAACCCGCACACAAGATTGGATGGCGATGTCTTTGCGATTTGCCGGATTCGAAATCAGAGATACAGTGGCATGGGTGTATGCTCAGGGTTTCCCGAAAAGTATGGATGTAAGCAAAGCTCTTGATAAAGCAGCAGGGAAAGAAAGAACCGAAGGGGCTAGGGTGTGGAGCGGAGGGGAAAGAGTCGGAGGGATAATAAAAGACGACGAAAATGAAAAGACGAAACAGAGAATTATTTATGATGTTCCGGCAACAGAAGAGGCTAAGAAGTGGCAGGGCTGGGGAACAGGTTTAAAACCAGCGCTAGAGCCCATTATTTTAGCTCGGAAGCCTTTTGAAGGTACAGTTGCTCAAAACGGATTGGAACACGGCACAGGGGCTATAAACATTGAAGGGTGCAGGGTTGTGACGGAAGACAAACTTGGAGGAGGGCACTCAAGCGCTGGTCAACAAATGAACGGTGGATGGAAGCGCCCTTGGATGAACAACCCTGAATCGGTTGCGGCAAATGTAGAGCGTTCGCGCCAGTCCGTGGCTCGTAGCGAAAAACTTGGTCGTTGGCCAGCTAATTTAATTCACGACGGGAGCGAAGAAGTTCTTGAATTGTTTCCAGATGCTAAAAGTGGAAAATCAAACGGCAATGCGGAAATCGGAAAAGAAGGTAAAAATATTCCTCTAAGAAGAGGGAAACTAATTCCTAGAAATGATTCTGGTTCTTCGGCTCGATTCTTCTACTGTGCGAAGGCTTCAGTCAGAGAACGGAACGAAGACTTACCCAAAGAAGGGCAAAAGAATATCCATCCTACAGTTAAGCCGTTGACATTGATGCGCTATTTATGCCGACTTGTAACACCTGAAAATGGAACAGTTCTAGATCCATTTATGGGAAGCGGAACTACAGGTAAAGCCGCCTTACTTGAAGGATTCGATTTTATTGGAATTGAAAAGGAAGATGAATATTTCCAGATAGCCAAAGCTAGAATAGAAAACCAAACCAAAGGACAGGAATGAACAAAACAACGATTGCAGAAGCGTTTCAAATGTTTCAGGATATCGACGAAAAGGAAGAATTGATTCAGCAGATCGTCTCAGAAACTGGAGCGACAAGAAAGGCGGTGGTTCGCAAGCTCGGTCAACTTATGACTGAAGACGGAAAATGGAAACCAATAAAAGGAATTCCGAAAACCTGGGAAAACGATTTCAGCGATGTAAATTCAGAAACAGTTCCGGAAGCGCCGGATGGATGGGAACCAGAGGTCCCAGATGAAATTGAAGATCCGGTTAAACACGCCTTAATTTCTGAAAATTCCAAGCTTAAAAGGCAGTTAAAAAGACTTCTACAAAACAAGGGTAATGAAGAACTCAACCTGGAAAGACTTACTGGAGACATCAATACCATCAAGCCTTTCCCGATACTCTATCGCCCACAGAAGCAGTCAGATAAAAAACAGGCGACACTTGTATCCCTCTTGGCGGACTTTCACATCGGAGCAAAGGAATACATCCCCGGTTTCAATAAGTTTGATTATTGCATTGCTTGCAGAAGGGTAGAAATATATTTAAAGAAAGTTCTTGATTGGTGTGAACTTCATCGGAACAGCTATGTCATAGATGAAATATGCATTTGTTGCCTCGGAGATATGATAAGCGGAGATATCCATGATGAACTGATAAGATCAAATGAATTCAGTTGCCCGGAACAGGTCAAGAAGGCTTCAGAATTACTGTCTAGCCTATTCGCAAGCCTAGCCCCTCATTTCAAGAAAGTCAGGATAGAATTTATCGTCCCGGATAATCATAGCCGTGTTACTCAAAAGATAGAATTCGCAGACGGAACCAACAGTTACAATTACTTGGTCGGACACCTTACAAAAGCGTTGGTTTCGAAACACGATAATATTGAATTTAACATTTATCCTCAACTACAGCAGATTATCAGGATTCATGACAGACGTTATCTTATCATGCACGGGAACTGCGTAAGGGGCGGTGGAGGTGCTTTGTTCCCGATGACGGGTATTACAAGAAAGCTTTGGCGTGAAAGCCACCTCAGAATGAATATGTCAGAAGACATGCATTTTGACAAGATTCTAATGGGTCATTACCACGCGCCTTGCAATACGCCTGATTTGGGAATTGCCGGTTGCTTGGTATCCAGCACGGGATTCGATATGTCAGCCGCCCGTCACACACCGGCATGCATAACATCATTCTTCGTCAGCGGAAAGTATGAATTTGACTATACCGAATTCTGGCTTAACGAAGGTGAAACATACTAAAGTCAATAAGTAGATATTAAAATAAAGAGGGAACTAGAATAAAATCAGGTTCCCTTCTTTTTTTGATACCCGCAACATTAGCATGAAAAAAGAACTACAAGCTTTGGCTAAAATTTTAGCGAGTGGCTTTCAACAACCGTTAAGAAGCCAGCCAGACTACGGAGCGGGAGAATCATTGCTTGACAAATTAGCAGAAAGGGCAGGCACGGACATAGAAAGTCTTTATGAAAGGCACGATCCTTTCCCTAGAACAGCAATGGAATTTGATACAGAAGAAGAAATGCAGGAATACCTAAAGATCCATCCGAATGCCGATAGAACGAATCATCACGTCAGGCACAAGTTCAATGAAGAACTGACTGGGTATAGCGGTGGGCAGAAGGATCTTACTTTGAGTCTTCATAGGGATCATGTCCCAGTAGGCAAAATTGACTATTCAGAATATGCAGGCAAGCCAAAGGTTAAATTCCTAAACGTCAACCCAGAAGAAAGAAGGAAGGGGTACGGAACGCTTCTTTTGAAAAAGCTACAGCAGAATTATCCAGATCAGGAAATCGACTTAGGGATGCTGACAGAAGAAGGGTCAAAACTTATTGATTCCCTTCGTTTCCAAGAACATCCGACGCAACACGCAGATTCGTTTAAGCGACTAGAAGGGCTTAAGAATCAGTTATCCGCCTTAGAAAAGAAAATAGACGAAGATTCTGATAAGGGGATTCTTGTTAAAGAAGACTGGGAAAAGAGGGATGACTTGGACAGGGAAGTTTACACACTTGAATCTGAATTGGCTTTTAAAAGACCGACTAAAAGGATTCTTTCATGAAAGAGACTATGAACGAAATTCATAGGAGAGAAAGCAAACATAAAGATTGCCGGTTCTATGAACACTTCAGCATGGTAACAAGGACTTGCTGTGGTGGAAAACACATAAAGGAAATCTATGAAGTAATACGATGTGACGGCATTAAGAAAGATTGTAGTTGTTGCGAAAGTTGCTATCGTTTTAAAAAGAAGGACACAAACCAATGAATATATTAATATTAGAAAAAGGATGTCTAGATTGTTCTACTGTTAAAGTTAATTTAGACCTCAACAAAGCTGAAAACGATGAATTTCAAGGATCAAACGGAGAAAAAATTTGTGTATTTTTTACTCTTTCCAGCGCAGGTACGAAAGAACTGACACAAAGGCTTGGAATAGAAAATGTTGCGCCGATATTATTAACATCAGATGGCATTCAAATAAAAGACGTAAATGAAATCTTGAAGAAAATCGGTCTGTTAGGATATCGGAAATAAGATGTTTTTTTGATACAGAAAACATCTGTACAAAAACAAAAAACCACATCCGCACGAAGGCAAAACTTCGGCGGATTTTGCATCTAATTCAACATGCCGACTTACGACTATCAATGTAAAAAATGCGCGTCTTTATTTGAAGTTTTCCATCGTTTCGGAGAAATTCCTTCAGAAGGATGTCCGGTTTGCGGAAGTCTGGAGATAAAGAAAAGCGTTTCTGGCTTTTATCTAGGTAACAGAGGACATACCCTTTCTTCAAATTCCGCCACTGTTGACATGATGGCAGATCTTCGTGAAAATTACGGAATAGAATCTGTTCAGATGAAAACAGGAAATTTCCATGAATGGTATAATGGCGTAAAGAAGGACGGGTCAAAAGTAAAAGAACAGATGTTGTCTGGTGAAGAAAGACAGAATGCCAGAATCGCAAAGAAGAACCGAGACTTCTTTTCTAAACCCTTAAATTCAAAAGCGATACAAAAATTATCACAAACAGGAAGACCGTCAAATAAGAAATGATGGTCTTTTTTAGGAGAATATATTAAATGGAAGTTTTTAAACCGGTTATCAACGTTGTCTTAAGCGAATGTCCAGGAGAAATAAGTCTAGGAATAATGGTCGCTGGATGTCCTTACGGATGTAAGGGTTGCAGCTACAAAAGCTTAGAAAAATTCGGCAGAGTTGAATTAACCTTATCTATGTTTGAAGAAGAGCTCAGGAAATATCATAATCAAGCGACAGCCGTCGTGTTTATGGGTGGCTGTTGGTTAGGTAACGAATTAACCGTATATCTGGAAAGATCCAAATCAAACGGATATAAGACCTGCCTCTATACCGGACTTAAGAATATCGGAGAAATAGAACCTTCCATTATTAAAAATCTAGACTACTGCAAATATGGGAGATGGGAAGGAATCCCGTTGGCAGAGAAGAACAGCAATCAACGGTTTTGGGATATTAAAAATAATACGGATTTGACTTATAAGTTTCAAATCGGAAAATAGGAGAAGATTAGATGTTTGTAAAATTGACGGAAAAACAGATTGAAGAAAAAATAAATTTTATAGGAAATTACATTAAGGCTGAAAACGCGGCAACGGCCTCGGTGGTAGACTCAAATGCCAACGTAAGCAGTAAGAACATTTGCACATTGATGGGAGAACTGCATAAGGATTTCAATATCCAGCTTAAGCGAAAATTGGTGACAGACAACATTACAAAGCTTTTCGGAAAGGAATTGTCAGAAGAATATCTTCGTCAGCTTAAAGACCACGAGATTTATTGTCACGATGAATCTGGGCTCGCCCCCTACTGTTGTAGTGCAAGCCTTTATCCTTTCTTACTTAATGGTATGAAGGGACTCGGAGGAGAAGCCGGAGCTCCAAAACACTTGTCGAGTTTTTGCGGGAATTACGTCAACCTGATGTTTGCCCTTTCCTCTCAGCTTCTCGGGGCGGTAGGTGCGCCAGAGACACTGATGTGCTTTGATTACTTTGCGAGAAAGGATTACGGAGAAGATTATGCAGATTGGTTTACGGTTCCGAAAACAGAACAGCAGAAGAATGATGCAAAGGAAATTGAAAACCATCTTCAGAGTGTAGTCTATGCTATCAATCAGCCTGCGGCGGCAAGAGGATACCAATCTATTTTTTGCAACTGGTCAGTTTTCGACAAATATTACTTCAAAGCTATTTTTGAAGATTTTGTATTTCCTGATTTTACTCCTACGAATTGGGAAAGCCTAGAAAAACTTCAGAGATTCTTTCTTAAATGGATTAACAAAGAACGTACCAAAGCCCTTCTTACCTTCCCTGTTATCACGGCAAGCGTATTGACATCTGACGGTAAACCGAAGGATGAAGAATTCGCTAGGTTTCTTGCCAAAGAACTTAGTGAAGGGAATTCCTTTTTCATGTTTATGTCAAAGAATCCACAAGCGATTTCCTCATGTTGCCGGCTTTCCAATGAAATGACAGACACGACTTTTTCAAACAGTAGCGGGGCAGGTGGCGTCAGTACTGGATCAATGAACGTCATTACTATCAATATAAACCGCTTGGTTCAGAATGCCGTTAAAGACAATCAGGGTTGCCTTG